TAAAAGATCTAAATGGCATGGTATGAAACCAAAAGAAATATTAGCAGCATGGAATGGAGAATCTCAAAGAGCTATGGATTTAGGTAATTGGTATCATAATCAAAGAGAAGAAAATCTTTGTGAATTTAATACAATAGAAAGAGATGGTGTAGTAGTTCCAATAATAAGACCTATAGTAGATGCAAAAGGTATTAAAATGGCACCAGATCAAAAACTTTCTGATGGTGTATATCCTGAACATTTTGTTTATTTAAAGTCATTAAGTATATGCGGTCAAGCAGATCTTGTATCAATAGTTAATGGTAAAATAAATATATTAGATTATAAAACTAATAAAGAAATAAAAGAAAAAGGATTTACTAATTGGGAAGGTATTACATCTAAAATGTTTAAACCAGTAAATAGTTTAGATGATTGTAATATTAATCATTATAATTTACAATTAAGTTTATATGCTTATATAATTAAAAAACATAATCCTAAATTAAAAATAGGTAAATTACAAATACAACATGTAATATTTGAAAAGGAAGGAGAAAATAAATTTGGTTATCCTATAACTAAAAATAATGATCAAGGAGAACCAATAATAAAAGAAATTAAAATGTATAACTTACCATATTTAAAAGATGAAATACAAAGTCTTATAATGTGGTTAAAAGACAATCCGCAATGCTAGTAAAATTATTTGATGTACAAAATGGTAAAGTTATACCATCAGAACATTGTTACTCTATAAAAAGTTTAAAAAGACTTATGGATAAATATCCTGATACATATATGTCAGTTTATTTATTTATTTTTTACATGACATGTCCTGATCCTGACATGAATCCTTTTTTTAATATGCCTGAACATGAGAAAGAAGATATGATAATAGAAGAAGTGGGATTAGAAGAATCACCAGAAGATGAATCTATAAGAAATGCAATCAAACTTTGTGAAGATTTATATCACACCCCTACATACAGAGCATATAAAGGTATAAAAACAATGTTAGATAGATTAGCAAGATATATGGAAACAACATCTATAGAACATGGTAGAGATGGAAACTTAACTTCATTAGTTAATACTGCAGCTAAATTTGATCAAATTAGACAATCATTTAAAGGTGCATATAATGATATGAAGGATGAACAAAAAAGTCAAGTCCGCGGTGGACAAGGGCTAGCTTATGATCAACTTTAAAACTAAATTAATATGGCAACAATTAGACCTATAGGAGATAGAATCCTAATTAAACAACATAAACCACAAGAAACTTATGGTAGTACAGGAATTTACATTCCAGAATCTTCACAAGAAAAAGATGATAGAGGAACTGTAGTAGCAATAGGAGATGAAGTAAAAGGAATATATGAAGGAGAAGTTGTATTATTTAATCAATTTATACAACCTGTAAAAGTACATCATATGGATGAAGAACACATTCTTTTAAAACAACAAGATATATGGGCAATTCAAGATGTATAAATCTGTACCTACATATAAAAATAATAAATGGACAGTAACAGATTTTGATACAAAAGAAAACTTTACTAAATATATTATTACATTATTCAAAGAACCAGGACAGTATAATTTTGATAATACTGCTTTATTATTTAATAGTGAAGCTGATAAATTTAATAAACAAGGATTTTACTGTGATAAACCATTTAGATCTAAAGATTATATAAAATATTGGGATGATGAAAAAATAAAATGTAGAGAAGGTGTTTTATATTATGGTAAAAGTAATGTATTTTATCTTACTAGAGATTATTATATGTGGTTAAATTTTTTACCCATATTTGATAAGGAAGAAAAAAAGTATGGATTTGCTAAAGTAAGAGATGCACAATATCACATGGCATTATATGAATTACTTGCTGAATTAAATCACAAACATTCAGCCATACTAAAAAAAAGACAAATAGCATCATCTTATTTTCATATGGCAAAACTTTTAAATCAATTTTGGTTTGAAGAAGGATCTATATGTAAGATGGGTGCATCATTAAAAGATTATATCAATGATAAAGGTTCATGGAAATTTTTAGATGAATATAAAACTTTTCTTAATGAACATACAGCTTGGTATAGACCATGTACACCTGAAAAAGTATTATTATGGGAACAAAAGATAGAAGTTAGAATAAATAATAGAAAAACTAACAAAGGGCTTATGTCTAAAATACAAGGAGCATCTTTTGAAAAGAATGCTACAACAGGTGTAGGTGGACCTTGTACTTATTTCTTTCATGAAGAGGCTGGTATTGCACCAAAAATGGATCAAACATATGAGTATATTAGACCAGCAATGTCTTCAGGTATGATGACTACAGGTATGTTTATAGCTGCAGGATCTGTAGGTGATCTTGATCAATGTAACCCATTAAAAGAAATGATACTTAATCCACAAGCAAATGATATATATGCTGTAGAAACAGATTTAATGGATGACAAAGGTACTATTGGTATTGCAGGTTTATTTATACCAGAACAATGGTCTATGCCTCCTTATATTGATGAATATGGTAATTCTATGATTAAAGAAGCTTTACAAGCTATAAGTGATGAAAGAGGTCAATGGGAAAAAGATTTAGCTCCAGAACAATATCAATTACGTATATCTCAAAAACCAATTAATATTGCAGAAGCTTTTGCTTACAGACAAGCATCTATATTTCCACAAGGTATTATTGCTAAACAATTAAAAAAAATAGAAGACAAAGAATACTCATATGAATTTATAAAATTAGAACGTGATCAAAAAGGTATAACTGCAAAAAGAACTAAAAAATTACCTATATCTGATTTTCCTGTAAAAAAGAAAATGGAAGATAAAACAGGATCATTAGTAGTATGGGAAAGACCTGTTAAAAATCCAGGATTTGGAATGTACTATGCTTCTATTGACCCTGTATCAGAAGGTAAAACAACTACATCAGATTCTTTGTGTAGTATATTTGTTTATAAAAATCCTGTTGAAATAACTAGAGAAACACCTGATGGTCCAGAAACTTTTATAGAAAAAGATAAAATAGTAGCATCATGGTGCGGTAGATATGATGATATAAATAAAACACATGAACAATTAGAACTTATAATAGAATGGTATAAAGCTTGGACAATAGTTGAGAATAATATATCATTATTTATTCAACATATGATAGCTAGAAAAAAACAAAAATATCTTGTTCCAAAACAACAAGTTTTATTTTTAAAAGATCTTGGATCTAATCAAAATGTATTTCAAGAATATGGATGGAAAAATACAGGTACTTTATTTAAAAGTCATTTAATATCATATGCACTTGAATACATACGTGAAGCTATTGATGAAGAATTAGATAAAGATGGAGAAGTAATATCTCAAACATTAGGAATTGATAGAATACCTGATCCAATGTTACTTACTGAAATGTCACAATACTTTCCAGGATTAAACGTAGATAGATTAGTTGCTTTTTCAGCATTAGTTGCATTTGCAAAGGTACAACAATCAAATAGAGGCTATTTAAAGCGTAAAGAGAGTGATATGTCAGGAGATAACTTGGAAAAGTCTAAAAATTTGTATAAATTAAATATGAGGGCTTTTAAAAATTTAGGTAGAAATAAAAAGGTTAAATCTACTAAGTTTAAAAAATCTCCATTTAAAAATATAAAATAAATGAATAATTATTGGAAAACTTCTTCAACTGGATATATTCCAAAATGGATATCTTCTACATCATTTGGAAAAGCTATTGTTAGTTATACACTAAAGAAATAATCATATGAAAATATTAAATGCTTTACAATTAAAAAATGGTGCAAAAGCTAAAGAAGCAAGATACCCTGCTACATCAAGCTTAACTCAACCAATTCAATTTTTATCTGCTAAAAGAAAAACAAAAGATTGGGCTGCTTGGAACCTTGATTGGTTAGAAGAACAAGGCATGAATTTTTTAAAAAAGAACTCTAGAAAAATTCTTAAAAATTATAAATTAGCTAAAGGTATTATTGATAAAAGTGATTATATAGTTGAAGAAGATAATCAATATAGAGAATTAATTGATGTTTTAACTGAAGAAGATGATTCAGCATTAGAACTTAAATTCTATCCTATTATACCAAATGTTATTAATGTTCTTTCAGGAGAATTTTCAAAAAGATTTTCAAGAGTACAATTTAGAGCTGTAGATGATCTATCATATAATGAAATGATAGAAGAAAAAAGAAAAATGATTGAGGAAAACTTATTAGCAGATGCAGCTGAAAAAGTTACACAAAAATTAATTGAGATGGGAGTAGATCCTATGTCTGATGAAGCAAAAGAAAAATTAGCTCCACAACAATTAAAATCACTTCCTGAAATAGAACAATTTTTTCAAAAAGATTATAGGAGTTTAGTTGAAGAATGGGCTCATCATCAATTAAAAGTTGATGAAGAAAGATTTAAAATGCAAGAACTTGAAGAAAGAGCATTTAAAGATATGCTTGTTTGTGATAGAGAGTTTTGGCATTTCCGTATGATGGAAGATGATTATGAGGTAGAACTTTGGAATCCTGTTCTTACATTTTACCAAAAGTCTCCAGATACTAGATATATATCAGATTCTAACTATGTTGGTAAATGTGAAATGTTAACCATATCAGATGTTATTGATAAGTATGGATACTTAATGTCAAAAAAACAATTAGAATCATTAGAAGCAATACATCCTGCTAAATCAGCTTTGTATATGAACTATCCAGTACAGAATGATGGTTCATTTTATGATCCTACTAAAAGTCATAAATGGAATACTAATGCTCCTTCATTAGCATACAGACAATTTATGACAAACTGGGCAACTAATCCAGGAGGTGGTGGTGATATTGTAGCTGAAATATTAAATGAAGGTGAAGATCTAAGAACATGGGGAAGTTCAGAAATGTTAAGAGTATCTACAATATATTGGAAAACACAAAGAAAAGTTGGACACCTAACAAGAGTAATGCCTGACGGTGAAGTAGAACAATTAATAATAGATGAGTATTGGAAAGAAACTCATAAGCCTACTTATAATACAACATTATTTAAACAAAAAACAAAAGAAAATCTTATAGAAGGAGAACATGTAGATTGGATATGGATTAATGAAGTATGGGGTGGAGTTAAAATAGGTAGAAATTTACCTAATTCATGGAGAACAGAAACAACAACGGACTTTGATCCTATATATTTAGGTGTTAATAAAGAAAAACCAGGAAGAGTAGAGTTTCAATTTAAAGGAGATAATAATCTTTATGGATGTAAATTACCTGTAGAAGGAAGAGTATTTTCTGATAGAAATACAAAATCTACTTCTTTAATAGATCTTATGAAAGCATATCAAGTTGGTTATAATATGGTAAATAATCAAATAGCTGATATACTTGTAGATGAACTTGGCACTGTAATTATGTTTGATCAAAATGCATTACCACGTCATTCAATGGGAGAAGATTGGGGTAAGAATAATATGGCTAAAGCATATGTAGCAATGAAAGATTTTGGTATGTTACCATTAGATACTTCAATAACTAATACAGAAAATGCTACAAACTTTAATCATTATCAGACATTAAATCTAGAACAAACAAACAGAATAATGTCTAGAATACAATTAGCTAATCATTTTAAACAACAAGCATTTGAAGCTATTGGTGTTAATCCTCAAAGACTGGGACAAGAAATTTCTAGACAAACAGCAACTGGTGTACAACAAGCTGTACAATCATCTTATTCTCAAACTGAAATGTATTTTATACAACACTCAGATAATCTAATGCCTAGAGTGCATCAAATGAGAACGGATCTTTCACAATACTATCATAGCACTAAACCAAGTGTAAGATTAAATTATATATCTAGTGAAGCAGAAAAAGTAAACTTTACTATTAATGGTACAGAATTAATGATGAGAGATTTTAATATATTTTGTACAACTAAAACAAATCACAGATCTATTTTAGATCAATTAAAACAAATGGCTATGACTAATAATACTAGTGGAGCAAGTATATTTGATCTTGGTAGTATTATTAAAGCTGATTCAATTGCTGAAGTTAGTAATATACTTAAAGGTGCTGAAGAAAAACAAGCAGCTGAATCC